AGTTAGTTAGATATGTGGGGAGGGGAAACTCTCCCCCATTACGAGGTCTTATGAGTAATACAATATCCAACGGCATTACCAATACATCGTTTATTGATAACGGTGACCAATTAGTTATAGCTAAGAGCCAAGACATTACAAGCATACTTGAGATGAACAAGCGTGAGTACGCTGCTCAAGACGAACGTAAGACATGGGGCAATGATGCCTTTAGTAACAAGGTAGCATCTATACCGCTTACAGTTTTCTCCGAATTAGAAAAGCAAGGCATAACAAGAGGCTTTGCAGTAATAGATAAGAAACGATTTAACGAATGGTTAAACAATCCCGACAATAGGGCATTCAGAACAAGGGCAGGGCGCATATAATGGCATTGACAAATTACTCTGATTTACAGACTACGATTGCCAGTTACCTAGCTCGTAGTGACTTAACGGCAATGATTCCTGACTTCATTAGGCTTGCTGAAACACGTTTACGCAGAGAACTCCGTATTCGCCAAATGCTCAAGGTAGTAACAACAACTGCAACAGCCGGTGACTCTACAGTAGAGCTACCATCAGACTTCTTGCAGATGCGTGACCTACACGTATCAACAAACCCAGCAGCAACATTAGAGTATCAGTCACCTAGCGCACTATTCCGTAATGCTCGTACTACCGATACAGGGTTACCACATCAATACACCGTACTAGCTCAAGAGTTTCAACTCGCTCCAATACCAGACAGTAATTACACGCTAAGTATGTTGTACTACGCTGCACCAGTATTTTTAAGCGACTCCGTGCCATCTAACGCATTCATGGCTATATGCCCAGACTTGTTGCTTTATGGTGCATTGGGTGAGGCAGAGCCATACATTATGAATGACTCACGACTACAAACATGGGCATCATTATATGACCGTGGTGTAAATGCTTTAACCGTATCAGATGACCAGGGTGAGTATGCTGGTTCACCAATTGCAATCTCAATAGCAACACGATAAAGGAATTATTATGTCAGAAATGTCCAATTACCTAGAAAATGCGCTGATTAATGTAACGCTACGAGGCACAGCTTACACAGCACCAACAACAATCTATGTCGCACTATTTACTAGCGATCCTACTGATGCTGGTAGCGGTACAGAAGTATCTGGTGGCTCTTACGCTCGTACAGCAGTAACATTTGCTGCACCATCTAACGGTGTTAGTCTATCTAACGCAGACTGCACATTCCCACAATGTACCGTGGCATGGGGTACAGTTGGTTGGATTGGTCTATACGATGCATTAACTACTGGCAATCTTTTGTACCATACTCCATTAGATGCCTCTAAAACAATTGATGCAGGTGATATATTTAAGATTGCTTCTGGCAGCCTTTCAGTTACATTATCTTAGGATAACCAATGCCTCTTATAGTCAAAGACAGAGTACAAGAAACATCGTCTACCACAGGTACAGGCACATTAACGCTTAGTGGTGCTGTATCTGGCTTTCAAACATTCTCATCTGCTATAGGTAATGGCAATACAACTTACTACGCTGTTGTAGGTGGTACAGAGTGGGAAGTAGGTATTGGCACGGTAGGTGCTGGTACGTTAGCAAGGACTACATTGCTTGCGTCATCTACTGGCTCTGCCATATCATTTAGCGCAGGTATTAAAAATGTATTTTGTACCTATGCTGCTAGTAAATCTGTAACCATAGACGATATACAGACACTTACAAATAAAACAATTAACTTAGCCAGTAATACTTTAACTGGAACAACAGCAGAATTCAATACAGCTCTTTCAGATGGTGACTTTGCTACTTTAGCTGGCACAGAAACGCTTACTAACAAGACACTCACATCCCCAACTGTTACTGGTGGCGCACTCAACGGTACTCTAGGTGCTACTACACCTTCTACCATATCTGCTACTACTATAACAGCATCAGGATTTATAGGTACTGCTGCAACTGGCGCATTAACTTTACCATCCGGCACAACAGCACAACGACCTACACCTGCTACTGGCATGATTAGATACAATAGCACATTGGGTGTAACTGAGTATTATAATGGTACGGCTTGGTTGAGTATTGCTTCTTCTACTCCCACTAGTTCAGTTGAATATTTAGTTGTAGCTGGTGGCGGTGGTGGCGGTAGTAATGGCGGTGGTGGTGGCGGTGCTGGTGGATTTAGAACAGCGTCTGGCTTTGCCGTTAGTGCAGGTACAGCAATTACAGTTACAGTTGGTGCTGGCGGTGCTGGTTCTGCTTTTACAACTAGAGGAGTAAACGGTCAGGACTCTGTATTTGGCTCAATTACCTCTACAGGCGGTGGTGGCGGTGGCTCTAGGGATGGTACTCAAGGTGCAGGGGCTAGTGGTGGTTCAGGTGGTGGTGGCGGTGGTAATGATGCGCTACAAGCAGCAGGTTCTGGAAATACTCCATCAACATCCCCATCTCAAGGTTCTAATGGTGGGGCTAATGGTGGTGGTGGTGTAAATCAATGCGGTGGTGGTGGTGGCGGTGCGTCTGCTGTTGGAGGTACTGGAATTAGCGGTACAACTGGCGGTGCTGGTGGTGCTGGTACAGCATCAAGTATAACAGGAACTTCTACTTCATATGCTGGTGGTGGTGGCGGTAATGCTACGGTAAATGGTACATTTGGTGCTGGTGGTACAGGTGGCGGAGGTTCTAATGGTGGCGCAGGAACTGCAAATACAGGTGGTGGCGGTGGTGCAAATGCCGGTAATGGTGGTTCAGGTGTTGTAATTATTCGTTACCCTGACACTCATCCTATTGCCTCATCTACTACAGGCTCACCTACCGTAACGGTTATTGGCGGCTATCGTATCTACAGATGGACTGGTAGCGGCTCAATTACATTCTAAGGATTTACAATGGCATATTTTGCTAAACTAGATGAAAACGATGTGGTTACTGATGTTCTCGCATTAAACAACATAGAGATGCTAACATCCGAAGGTGTAGAATCTGAGGATATGGGTAAGGCTTTTTTTATTCGTTGGTCTAATGGTCATAATAAATGGGTGCAAACATCTTATAACGGTACTATTCGTAAAAATTACGCAGGTATTGGGTTTAAGTATGACAAGGGTCGTGATGCGTTTATACCACCACAACCTTATGCAAGTTGGGTATTAGATGAAGACACTTGTCAATGGGTATCTACTATACCAATGCCTACAGATGGTAAAATATATGTATGGAATGAAGAAATGCTATCTTGGATAGAGGCTGACTAATGGAAAAAATAATTGCTAAAGTAAACGCTTTTTTAAGCCAGTTCTGTATCGTGTGTAAAGTGCCTTGTGACAAACAAATGCACTTCATCTGTGGCTTTATCATAGCTGCGGTATTGACACCTTTCATTGGCTTTTACGCTGTAGTCGTTGTGGCTATCATTGCGCTACTTAAAGAGATATACGATGCACTACATCCTGAGTCACATACTGCTGACTTTTGGGATTGGGTGGCTACTACTGTAGGCGGATTAGTTGGATTTGTCGCTGTAAGTTTATTAGGATAATTTATGTTTGGTATAGCAGCATTTTCGCAAGTACCATTTAGCTCATTAGTTAGTCAGATTTTATTAGCTTCTGCTAGTATTGATGGTAGTGCGTTAGTTACTGCAAATGCTTATAAAATAGCCAATGCAAATGCTACAATAGTAGCTAATGCAGCAGTTACTGCTAGTGCCAATAGAACACGACTAAATTCTGCTCAAATCAATGGTCTAGCAACTGTTATTGCAGATGCAGCAAGAGTAAGAGTAGGGTCTGGTAGTATAAATGGCTTGTCAAGCGTTTCTAGCGGTTCTAGCGTTATTTACAGCGCAAATGCTATAATAAATGGCAATGCTACAGTACAATCTAGTGCATTTAGAATAAGAACTGCTGCTGGTGTAATAAATGGTGTTGCAACTGTTACAGGTAATGCCATAAGAACTAGAACTGCATCAGGCTCGGTAGTCGGGCTTGCTACAGTTACAGCTCTTGGCGGTGTTCAATACAGCGCAGATGCACATATTAATGGTTTTGCTGTAGTAACTGCTAATGGTAGAGCAATATGGAACGGAATAGGCAGCATTGTAGGTAATGCTACTGTGATTTCTAATGGAACAAAGTTAGGTGATAACTGGATAGATGTTCCTGTTGGTGACAATACATGGACAGACACAAATGTAACTGCAAATACTTGGGCAGAAACACCAGTAACAAGCAATACTTGGACAGACATATCAGTAACATCAAACACATGGACAGATACACCAGTCACTAGTAATACATGGCTTTTAAAGGGATAAATTATGGCTAAGAATAAGATAAGTGAGTTTTCATCAACACCAGCAAACAATACCGACATTGGTGGTATTGATATTGCCGAGGGTTGTGCGCCTAGTGGCATTAATAACGCTATCCGTGAATTGATGGCACAACTTAAAGACCAACAAGCAGGTACAGACGCAGATAACTTTACAGTAGGTGGTAACTTATCTGTTACTGGTAATGTAGTGCTTGGTGCAACTCCTAGTGCTTGGGGTAGTAGCGTAAAAGCAATAGAAAATGAATCTGGGTCTTTATTTTCTGTAGGTACTGCTAGTTTAAGAATGTATCAGAATGCGTATTTGAATAGCTCAGGTAATAATATATATAAGAGTAGTAACTTTGCTACTGCATACATTCAAACATCAGGTACGCATCAATGGTTTAATGCACCATCAGGCACGGCAGGTACTACATTAGCCTTTACAGAAGCAATGACACTAACTTCTGATGGCAAATTAAATGTTACAGACGAAACAGGATTTAATATAAATTATGCAAGGATTCGTGGAGATATTAATTACACTACTGATTCAAATAGTAATGTTTATGCAGACCAAAAAGCAGCAATTCTAGCGTCAGCAGATGGTGGCAATATTTCAAACAATCAAGGAGCATATAGCGCAATAGTTGCATCAGTTCGTACTGGGCTTTCTGCCAACAAAGGCAGTATTATGAAAGGATATGGTGGACAAGGTGGAAATACTTATAACTTCCGTATTGCAGAAACAGGAAATGTTACAAACACAAATAACAGTTACGGTGCAATTTCTGACGTAAGTCTTAAAGAAAATATTGTTGATGCTAACCCAAAACTTGATGATTTAATGCAAGTTAAAATTCGTAATTACAATTTAAAATCAGATGAAAATCAAACTAAACAACTTGGCGTTGTTGCCCAAGAATTAGAGTCAGTATTTCCTGCAATAGTTGAAACAGATTGCGAAGGGATAAAATCAGTTAAATATTCTGTATTCGTTCCTATTCTTATTAAAGCAATGCAAGAACAACAAGCATTAATTACCAACTTAACAGCAAGATTAGAATTACTAGAGGGTAAATAATTTACCTTGGCTATTAGCCTACTTTATAAAGGATCACTATGGCTACCCAACGTATAGCATTTACAGAATGGACTCCAGACTTACCTGGTGTTGCTGAGAACTTGTCTGTTGCACAGAATGTTGTACCAACTGCGCTAGGCTATAATCCATTCCCATTAGCTGTAGACTATTCTGCTGCTGCAAGTGAAAATCTTAACAATGTATTTGCTGGTAAGTTTAGTACGACAACAAGCATATTTGCCGGCGGTGCTACTAAGCTATTCAAATTAGATAGTGCTGACTTGAGTATGGATAATGTATCTAAAAGCGTAGCAAGAACTATTACTAATGTAGCATTAACATCCAACGTAGCAACTATTACAACTTCTTCAGATCACGGTTATAGTACAGGTGATACAGTTACTGTAGATGCAAGTAATAATACTTTTGATGGTAGTTATACCATTACATCCACACCAACAACTACAACATTTACATACGCTAAAGTAAATGCCAACATTGCTAGTGCAAGTGCTACAGGTACTGTTATTGCTGCGGCATATGCTAGTGTAGTTAAATGGAACTTTGCTCAGTTTGGCAATACTATTCTTTGCGTCAATAATATAAATAAGGTACAGAGTTTTACACTAGGGTCAAGTTTAGCATTTGGCGATTTAAGTGCAGATGCACCAGTCGCTAAATTTCTAACCGTTGTTCGTGACTTTGTTGTGTGCGCTAACTTAGATGCTGGGACAAATTCAAACAAGGTTCAATGGTCTAACATCAATGATGAAGCAAACTGGACATCTGGTGGTGCAAGCCAATCTGATTTTCAGATAGTGGCTGATGGTGGCAACATTACTGGTTTGACCGGTGGTGAGGTTGGCTTAATACTACTAGACCGTGCTATTGTTCGTATGTCTTACATTGGCTCACCTTTATTCTTTCAGTTTGACACAATTAGCCGTGGTGTTGGTTGTGTAGAAGGTAATTCTGTTGTGCAGTATGGTGCTATGACTTACTTCTTAGGCGCAGATGGTTTCTATTCATGCGATGGCTCTACAGTAACTGCCATTGGTACACAAAAAGTAGATGCATGGTTCTATGCTAATGCAAACCAATCAAAACTTAACTTGATGTCAGCAACCATTGACCCAATTCGCAAGATAGTAGTTTGGAAATTCATTGATAACTTTGCACAAAACACATTGCTTATCTATAACTGGCAAGTACAGAAGTGGTCATCTTGCACGACTGACGTTGATATTGTAGCTGGCTCTGCTTCTGCTGGCATAACATTAGAAGGCTTGGACTTATTCGGCAACATGGACACATTGACTACTTCTTTAGATGATGCATTGTGGACAGGCGGTAAGTTCTTATTTGCCGGTGCTAGAACTACAAAAATAGTAACCTTTACTGGTGCTAACTCTACAGCTACATTAACAACTGGTGACATAGGAAGCGAAGCAACCTCCGTGGTTACATTGGCACGACCAGTAGTAGATAATGGCTCTGGAAACGTAGCAATAGCGTCTAGGATGCTTTTGAGCGCAGTACCGCAGTTAGGTTCATATACAGCAGCAAGTAGTGAAAATCGTGTATCATTACGCAGTAGTGGTAAATACCATCGTCTATCAGTAATTCCTACTGGAAGCAATTGGTCTAATGCCATTGGTATTGATATTGATGTATCGCCACAAGGGACTAGATAATGTATCGTAAGCTCAACCCAGCAGGTTCTACACCTCGTGAAATATCCGAGGTAGTAAACAATTTGGTTGAAGGCAAGTCTAACAATACTGGTACAATAACACTAGCAACTGGCACGACTACTACGACATTGTATGATGAGCGTATTGGTTTTGACTCAGTTATATTATTTGCTCCAACAACGGCTAGTGCATCTAACATTGCATTACCTTATGGCGCATGGCAAGATGATACAGACCAATCAGCAGCCAACACAACTACTGCCTATCCTATTACATTAAATACTATTGATTCAGAAAATGGCATAACTGTAGTAAGTGGGTCGCAATTAAAGGTAGCTTACTCTGGTCTATATAACGTACAGTTTAGTTTGCAGTTATCTAACATAGATAATGCTACACAAGACGTAAGTATTTGGTTTAGAAAAAATGGTACTGACATACCAAAATCTAATAGCGCATTTGGGTTAGCACCACGTAAGAATGCAACTGACCCATACCATGTTATTGCAGCAATGAACTTTTTTGTAGACTTAGCAAAGGATGATTACATTCAAATTATGTGGTCTACTACTAATGTGTTAGTTACTATTGATGCCAAGGCAGCACAAACGAGTCCGACACGACCAACTACACCTAGTGCTATTGTTACTATGAACTATGTATCGTCTAATGGCTTTACAACTAATATATTTAATGCACCATACGTTAGCTCTAGGACTAAAGGCTCTGCCGTGATTACGCATCCATCATCAAGCATTACTGATTTAACTTACCAATATTTGGTGGTTGGATAATGGAATTCTCATATGTACAGCCTAACGAACTAAGACATTGCTGGTGGTGGGTTCGCATGGGTCTTGAGAAGGTTCGTGCTAAAGGTCATTCAGAATGGCTTGCAGAAGACATTTATTGCGACTGCTACGAGCAACGCTCTATGTTATGGATATTGCCAGAAAAGAAAGGTTTTATAGTATTACAGCCTAACGGTGTAGAGATGCACATTTGGGCAGCATGGTTAGATTCAAGCAACCCAGATGACTTATCCTTTGGACTTGAGTTTGCCAAGAGCATTGCTAAACAAGGCAACTGCAAAAAAGTGACGTTTTCTTCTATGAGAAGTGGATGGGAAACGAGAGCAAAACAACTA